GGCACCGTACTGCGCGCCCAAGAACTGAGCAGGCAGGTTCAAGACGTTGGCAAAGGCTTGGCCCTGCGCCAGCTCTGCGCCAGCGCGTGCAGCGCCTTGCTGCCCCATCAGTCCTGCAATGTCTGCACCAGTTCTCAGGCCAGCCGTGGCCGTGCCTGCAGCCGATGACTGGCCAATTTGCGCCAAGTTCTGGCTGGTGAGCTGGCCCAGTGATGTCAGGCCGCCAAGGCGACCGTACTGGGTTGCGATTTCCTGCTGCAGCATTTGTGGCCGGAACTGTGCCAGTGCGGCTTGGATGTTGCCACCGCGCAGGCCACCAGTGGCCGATGCACGCTGCAGCAGCGCTTCCTCGCCCTGCCGGACTTGAGCCTGGAAGCCTGCGCCTCCTTCAATGGCGGCAATGGCTGCTTGCTGCGCCTCTGGACCAAGCAACCCGGCAATGGCCTGCTGTTGCTCCAGTGCAGGCGCTCCGGCTGCAGCGTAAGGCTGCAGGCCACCGAGTGCAGTGGTGCCTGCGGTAACGTAGGGCTTGAGGATTTCTTGCACCGCCTCAAACTGGCGACGCTGCTCATCAATGCCAGCCTGTGCGGCTTGCGTTTGTGCACCTGCAGCATCACTGGCCGCATTGCTTTGAATAAAACCGCCGACAAGCTGAGAGCCGCCGACAACTAGGGCTGTTACTGGATCAGGCATTGCCAAACTCCTTCATGTAATCTTCAAGCGTCTCGCCATACAGCTCCATGACTTGTTGCGCCGTTTCAGTGGCGCGCTGAGTGCCGTGGCACAGCGCCACCGTCATCAGCACCACGTCATAGTAGCCTGCACGCCAGACAAACGAGCGTGCATCTGCCTTGCCACTGCGCTCGGCCTGGTCAGATGCTTGCCACTTTAAAATCATCGACGCCACGACAGGCGTCAGGGTTTGCGAGTTTGCAATCCAAAATGTGTTTTGGCTCATGCCGACCAGCGTGTTCCAGATCGCAGCGTTCAGGTCATCACGCTCGATAGCATCACCATCGGCAACGTCATCAAAGACCTGAATCGCTCCGTAGAGCATGAGCAGCCACTCGATGGCTGGCGCAGGCAGCATGAGAACCCTTTGCAGGTTCTCTTTGAGCCAATCGATACCAGTCATGCGCAACCTTTCAATGGTCGGATGAGCTGCTGGCGGCTCGATAAGCTCAGCCCTTGCATTTTCTCACAATTTGACATTTGGTCAATCCTCGTCTTCTTCCCGGTCTTCCCAGGCTTGGCAGACGCGCATGTCGTTGCAGATGAAGTTGAGTTTCTCGCAGTGGCCACGAAAGCCTGCGCCCTTGTCGTAGGCTGCCAATGGGATGCGCTCGATGCGCACCTGTGCCATCAAGCTGTTGTCGTAGTAGCCGCAGTTGGAGCAGTGCTTTCGCCGCGCTTCCTTCTCATCACATTGCATGGCCTCGGCCAGCCCTGCGTAGAACTCCTTGTTTGCGCCTGGCTCGTTGGTGGGCACCTCGGGGCCATAGTTCCAGTCCTCCACCGCGATGACATAGTTCTTCTTGTTCTCCGCGTTGGTCAGCATCGGCTCGCCCATAGGGATGCCGCCGAACCCGGCAATCATCATTTTTGGCATTTTTGCGTAGTCCATGTGGTGCTCCTTATGTAATCTCGCGGCCAGACACACGCAGCGTCAGTGCTGTGGCGTTGCTGGCGATGGTGCTGATGAATGCACCGGCATCCAGCTCTTGGCCAACCAGCTCGGGGCACAGGTAGGTCTCGCCTGGCACTACGGTGCGGTCGTCGATAATCAGGTTGGCGTTGCCAGCGCTGCCGCCCACTTGCACCAGATTGACGCTGAACGTGCGGTTCACCGTGTCTGTGTTTGTGACGGTGGCCTTGTCGATCAGCGCCTTGACAGCGCTTGCCGTGTACTGGGTTGTCTGGCTGGCTTCCATTTGCTTGGGAGGCACCAGGGTTTTTACGATGACGGTCATTGAACACCTCCGATGTTGTTGTTGACTGTGAGAATTATGGACGGAATACCTGGGTGCGGTGCAGCCGCAGGAAATGCAGCAACATCGACGCTGAGATCGGTGACCGAGAACATCAGTTCAACATAATCGTTGGCCTTGAGGTCAAAAAAGTAATTCAGCGACGAGAAAATTTCAGCGTTGTTGCCTTGAATCCTGATCTGGCTGGCGCTGTCCGGCACATCCACGCCGTTGAGCCGAAACCAAAAATAGAACTCAGCCGTGCCGCCCGTGGTCTTGTCCAGTTGGAACGAGGTGTCGAAGTTGTAGATGCCCTCGCTGTCCACAATGATGCGCGAGGTGGGCGAGCCAATAAACACGCCATTGCTCAGGTCGGTGTTGTTGAAGGTGATGGCTGTCGCCGTGTTGATGACCGTGGCCGTCTGCGTGGTGGTGTCGTAGAACGAGCCGTACCGTGCACGCTTGAACTCTCTGGCTGGCGGTGTCATCTGCAGCCCTTCGACGGCTGAGGTCAGTTGAGCCAGCAGGGCCATCACCTGGTTGACCTTGTTCTCCGTTGACGCGATGCTGACTGCAGCATCTTGGGCCAGTGAGGCGATCTGGTCCAGCGCCAGCGTGGCCTTGCCATCAATCACGGCAGAGCTGACAGCGGCCTCCTGCGCCAGCGAAGCAATCATGCCCAGCGCCTGCACAGCAGTTGCCTGGGCAGTGCCTGCAGCGATGTTGATCTCCAGCACCACATCAGGCGCAATGGCATCGACCGTTGCGAACAACAGCTCGAACTGCCTGATCTGCTGCTGGTCGGTCAGGAACTGCGCGAGCTGATCGCGGGTCAGGTTTAACCTTTTGGAGACGGGTGCGGTGGCCATCAGTACAGCAACCCTTCGATCTGCATCTCAAGGCGTGCAAATGCAATATGTGAATCGCTGTCACCACGGAAACGCTGGATGCGCCAGTTGCGCATGTGCCCTTGCTGGAACCATGCCAGGCGCTTGGAGGTTTTGCCAATCGTGCCTACGTAGATGTATCGGTCCTGGCTGTAGGACAGGCCGTCCAGCGAGTAGCTGGTGCTGATCTGCGGGTTGGTGCCCAGCTCCACTCGTCCGGTCAGGCTCACCAGCTCCATCTTTTGGAACAGTGCGCCCTTGCCCTCGTTGTAAGCAATGATGGTGCCGAACTCCCAGCGCACCTGCTGCCCCCAGTGGCTGCCGATGTCGTCCACCAGATAGCCGATGGTGCTGGACTGCGGGTCGCCCACCAGCCACTTGTCGTAAGCCCAGACGAGGTTGCGTGCTCGGTACTGCGCAAAGCCCACCACCGTGGTGGTCAGGGTAAACCATACCTGATCGCCAAGCGCCTCGGATGCGGCTGCGTCGTAGACGATGGTGCGGTCTGGCAGGTGCACATAGAGATGCTGGTGAGATTTGTCGTTTCGTGCCTCCAGCTTGACCAATGACAGTTGCGCCTCGGTGTAGGTCAGCAATAACTCATCAATCTCTTGGGTGCTGATCTTTTGGGTGGTGGCCGCTGCGCCCACGTAGATGCCTGGGGCTTCGTTTCTGCCACTGCCCAAAAAGGCGATGCGCTCGATGTAGACGCAGCAGGCTTGTGTGCCAACCACGCCCTTTTGGACTTGAGCGCCATCGATGCGTGCAAATGGAAACAGATCGCCGCCGGTGTTGTCGAACACCTCGATGGTGTTGCGGTTCAAAGCATAGATTTCATTGCGCAGCTTGAGCAGCGCCACCACGGGGTCGGGATCGACCTCCGAGCTGCCGTATTTCAGCGGGTTGACATCCAGCGGGTTGGACAGCTCAGTGACGATCAGGAACTCACCGTCGGTGGTCATGAAGTAGCCATCCACCCACACCACGTCGAGCACCACGCCAAGGTCTGGATCGGTGACTTGGGTCAGGGTGGAGTTGTCCCAATAGTACAGCCGCCCACCGGATGCAATGGCCAGCTCGTCGAAGCTGTAGTCAAACGTCACCAGCGTGTTGACGGGACCGCCAACATCGCCCAGCACGGTCACAGCACCATTGCTGGCCACCGACACCAGCTTGGTGCCCATGACCCTGTAGCACTCGCCCTGCCAGTTGATGCCGCCTCGGTCGGTGCCTGGGCCTGTGCCGTTGGCCACGAGGCCATCACCTGGCCGCAGGTAGCCGGTGCTGATGCCGCTGTTTTTGGGCACCGGCACCATGTTGACCGGGTAGGACGTGCGAAAGTCCGGGCCGTTGTCCGTATAGATGCCGTTGAGAATTGAGATTTGCATGGTTACTTCTTAGCCTTGTTTCGGGCCGAGATTTTCTTGGCCTTGGCCTGTGCGTCAGCTTTGCTTGACGCGCCCCAGGCTTTCAGACTGAGCAGCAGCCTGGTCGGCTCGCCGTCTTTGTACTCAGGGCCGGGGTTGTTTCCCATGCGTGCCAAGAACGACGCCCTGCGTGGGTTGTCGCCGGACTTGACAGGCGGCTTGATGTTCTGGCCTGCAGCCTTCAGGCTGGCGCGCCCAGCAGCGTTCAAGCCGCCCTTGGGGTTCTGCCCTTCCTTGCGCTGCCATGCCGGTGTTTTCATCTGAACCTCGCAACCTTGGCAGCCACCTTCTTGGGCTGCTTGACAAACTGCTTGCCTGCCTTGGTGCCATCGCGCTTGGCCTTGGTGGTGGCCGCATACTCAGCCGACGACAAAGCCTTGATGGCTTTTTCGGGCAGATAGCGCTCACCGGTCTCGCTCGATGGCTTGCCGGACTTGGTGCGCCACTTTTGCGCGCTCCAGTCCTTCAGGCTTTTTTGCGGGGCTTTCATGACTTGTAGCCTCCGCCCTTTGCCTTGTACTCCTTGGCCAACAATTGCGCCTTGCGTGCAGACCACTCACCGGCAGCAGTGCCCTGCACCGATGCGCTTTTGATCTGCTCAAACAAACGCTTGCGCATCGTCGGCTTGGTGTAGACCGCAGCCTTGTTGACGGATGACTTGGGCTTGGTAGCCATCACGCAACGACCGCACCACGGAAGCCGACAACCCACCAGTCAGTCCCAGCGAACTGAAGAGTCACTGAATCGCCAACATTATTGAAGGTTATTGTGGTTGCGCTTCCAAGGTTAGCTGGGGTCAAAACACCAGTATCACCACCAGCGGCCTCTGCAACATAAATAACTGTCTTGAGCTGGCCCTGTGCGCCATCTGCAAGAGTCAACGCATTGCCTGCTGCTGTCGAAGTAAAGGCAGTGGCAAGGCTGGTGATATTCACCGCCCCAGGGCCACTCAATGCCTGCACTGTTGCTGATGCTCCAGTGCCTCCATTTGCAACCGGCAGAGCACCAGTCACGCCAGTTGTAAGTGGCAAGCCAGTGCAGTTGGACAATGTTCCCGATGTTGGTGTTCCGAGAATCGGAGTGACCATCACCATGCTGGTGCTTGTGCAGGCGCTGATGTTGCCGCTGGTCACAG